TTATCTCGCACCGCGACAAAAGTAACTGGATTCTCGAGCCCAAATACTGTATCGGTAATACAGGAAAGGGAAGAGGATCATCGAGACCAGAGTAGGAGAGGCCAAATGCCATACAATCAAAGAACTGCCGTCGTGTATACATACGAGACCGAACTAGGGGATCATTACTCCGTCAACCTAAAAGACGAGAAGGGTAATGTTGTTTCCACACAGGTAATGAATAATATTAATGAAGCCAAGCGAGTGAAGGAAAACTGGGAAAATGGACAGTACAAATACCTTACTGAATCTTAGCGTCGAGCAAACCCCCAAGAAGGTAATCAAGTCGGGGGTTTCGGAATGTATTCTCACACATGCCGATTACATTAGTATCACGCATCTCCCGGGTACTAAGTTAAAGGACACGACCAAGGCCGTGCGAACGCTCGTCGATCGAGATGGCGTCGCGCCCGAAAGAATCATTCCGCATATTGGTGCGCGAAACCTCAAGACCAAGGCCGAGTTAACTCGCCAGAGTAAAGAACTTGCATCAATTGGCGTGACTTCGGCACTCCTGATCGGTGGGTCGAGTCCCGATAATGTAAACACCCCGTTCCATCAGGACGATGACTTGGTTCGGCCAGTGACCAAAGCCGGCATTAATCGTCTGTACTATGGCGTGTACCCACACAGCTTTTCGCCCGGGTACTACGAGCACTTCAAGAACACGGACGATTATTCTGGTGGGATTAGCCAGCTTTGCCTGTCGCCTCGACGTCTTCGCAAGTATGCAGATATCCGAATCGGTACGCCATCGTACTCCGACTTCGGTGGCCTGTACCGGTACATGAAGATCTGTGGTGTTGGCCCGTCGCTCAAGTATCCACTCCGCGATCTCCCGGGGATTCTCCACTACATGACATACAATGGATTTGCGACAACGCGGTTTGTTCGCGATCTGCGCAAGACACACAACAAGTTTCACCTGTATGATTTTGGTCAGATCGAGCAAACGTTAATCGATTTGATTGATCAAGAGAGCTAAATACCTAGCAACACGGCCCCCGTCAGCCCGCGTGGCTGCTCGGGGGTTCTTTTCCCTCTATACAATGGAGTATATTATGTCGACACCTGAAACGAAGATCATGCGCCTTACCACTGGTGAAGAACTCATTTGCACGGTAACGAGTGCCGAATCCACTTCATCGCGCGGTACCGTGTACACACTCAAAGACATCGCGATCCTTATCCCGACGGAATCAAACTCCCTTGGGCTCGCGCCGTTTGTCCCGTACTCCGAGGCATCGACCAAGGGTGTTGAAATCGGTGAGAAGGACGTAATGTTCGTGACCGAACCAATCGACCAGCTTAGTCAGCAGTACCAGAGCATGTTCTCCAAGGTCTTTGCCCCCGAGCAGAAGATCGTCACTTAATCCCCACTCTGTCATTTGAGTTTACACGTACCCCGCGAGTCTGATATACTTGCGGGGTATCTTTATATCAATGGTAGTGAGGATGACGAATGGAGTTTTACACGTGCGTTAACCGGTACGGGAAAAATATCCTGTACCGCGGATACGATCTCAATACAGGTAAGCGGGTGACCGGCAAGGTCCCGTACTCACCGACCCTGTATCTCCCGTCGCAAAAGGAATCTAAGTACAAGTCCCTTGATGGCGTGAATGTCGTTCCACGACGCTTTGATCATATCCGCGATGCCATGAAGTTTATCGATCAGCACAGTGAGATCGAGAACTTTAAGATCTATGGTAATCAGAACTTTGTCGCCCAGTTTATTTACGACAAGTTCCCCCAGAAGATCGAGTTTGACCAAAGGCTCGTTAACATCACGTCGATCGATATCGAGGTTGCGACCAACGACGACGGATTTCCACGCCCCGAAGAGGCCAAACAGCCCGTCACGGCTATCACCGTCAAGAATGCAAATGACTCGGTATACTATGTGTGGGGCCTCAAAGATTATGACCCGACAAAGAACACAGACCATACGATCGAGTACACGAAGTGTGATAGTGAGGCAGACCTCCTGATCAAGTTTCTTGACCATTGGGATTCTGATGCACATTCACCCGACATCATTACGGGGTGGAACACTCAACTGTTTGATATCCCGTATATGGTCAACCGTATCGGTCGGGTCCTTGGGACCGAGATGGTGAACAAGTTATCCCCATGGCGTGTCGTGAATCAGCGGACCGTCATGCTGATGAGAAAGCCGCGCGAGGCATACATCTTGACGGGTATCCAGCAGATGGATTACCTCGATTTGTTCAAGAAGTTTGCATACACGTACGGTGAGCAGGAGAACTACCGGCTCGACACGGTGGCCAACTCGGTGCTCGGTGAGCGGAAACTATCGTACGAAGAGTTCTCGGACCTCGATGACCTGTATGAGCGGGACTACCAACTGTTCATTGACTACAACATCCGTGATGTGGAACTGGTCGATCGGATGGAAGAAAAGCTCGGGCTCATTACCCTTGCAATGACGATGGCATACCGTGGTGGCGTGAATTATGGCGACACCTTTGGGACAACGGCGATCTGGGACACGATTATTTACCGGTATCTGATGAATCGGAATATCGTCGTTCCACCAAACGAAGATACCCACAAGAGCAATTACGAAGGGGCATATGTCAAGGACCCGCAGGTCGGTCTGCATAATTGGGTCACGTCCTTTGACCTTAACTCACTGTACCCATCGATCATCGTTCAGTACAATATGTCCCCCGAGACGATGATCGGGGACTCTAATGTCGATGGTGTAACGGTGGATCGGTGCCTTCAATCCGAGGTATCAAACTCGCCCGGAGAGGCACTTGCCGCAAATGGCGCACGATTCCGCACCGATGTTCGTGGCGTGATCCCCGAAATCATTTCGTCGTACTATGACGAACGCAAAGTCGTCAAGAAGGCCATGCTCGACAAGCAAAAGAATAACGTTGGTTCGACTGACCCCGATGCAGCAAGAGATATCGGGCAGTTGGAGAACGAGCAGATGAGTATCAAGATCCTGCTCAACTCCCTGTACGGTGCAATGGCAAACAAATACTTTCGGTACTTCTCGATGCGCATGGCCGATGGGATTACGGCGTCAGGGCGAATGGCGATCCAGTGGGCCGAGCGAGCAGTCAACCAGTATATGAACAAGATCAACGAGACCAGTGACGTCGACTATATCATTGCCATTGACACTGATTCGCTGTACGTAAACATGGGGAGTCTGGTCGATAAGTTTAATCCCTCAAACCCCGTCGACTTCATTGACTCGGTGTGCCGCGACAAGATCGAGGGGGTTATCAGTGAGTCGTACGATCAGATGTACCGCCAGTTTGGTGGGTACGAGAACCGGATGGAAATGTCTCGCGAGGTCATTGCCGACCGTGGTATCTGGACGGCCAAAAAACGGTATATCCTCAATGTCCATGACAACGAGGGTGTTCGGTACGCAGATCCCAAACTCAAGATCATGGGCATCGAGGCGATCAAGTCATCGACCCCATCGGTCTGCCGGACGGGGCTCAAGGAACTGTTCAAGGTCATCATCTCGGGGTCCGAGGAGAAGTCACAAGAAGCGGTCCAGACATTTAAGAGCCACTTCAAAACCCTGCCACCCGAGGATGTATCATTCCCCCGTAGTATTTCGGATATTGACAAGTGGGCAGATCCTGTTACCGTACACCAACTCGGCACACCAATTCATGTGCGAGGTGCACTTGTGTACAATAAGTGGGTCGACGGGTACGGTAATGGGCACAAGTATCAGAAGATAACGGGTGGCGACAAGGTCAAGTTCACGTACCTCAAGATGCCAAACCCTGTCCGATCAAATGTGATATCGTACCCCGCGTACCTGCCCCCCGAGATGGGTGTCCACAAATATATCGACTATGACAAGCAGTTCGAGAAGTCGTTTGTCGGTCCAATTCGCCCGATTTTTGATGCCATTGGGTGGCAGGTCGAGAAACAGAACACACTAGAGGATTTGATGGGATGAGTGGTTTAATAATTGATAAGGTGCCTTCAAAGCAAGGCAAAGAATACATCAAGACGAACCACTATTCTGGAAGTTGTCATAATGGGCCGATGTGTTGGGGGTTGTTTGATAACGAGATTCTTGTGGGTGTCTGTGCTTTTGCGACGCCTTGTTCAGAGAACGTTAGAAGTTCTATTTTTGGGCCTGAAGAAAAGAGTAGGGTAACGGAATTGCATCG